GTGCAAGACCCGACCTTGACTTTATTGTGAAATATAAACAACCTGGTAAGAGATTAAGAGCTCCATCCCATACTCACTGGATTGTTGATTTATTAATTAAATCAGAACACCACTCTGAAATGGTATGTCAATATGTCAGTGAATGGATTGACCTATATGACAAAATGGAACCATTTGAAACAGTTGAAGAGAGAAATGGTTACACATTAATCTATAATCAAACTCACACAAAAAAATACGACGAGTTAAACGGGGAAGGTGGTTATACTGTAGATGTTTTATCTACCTTTATTGAGTTATTTATTAGATGCGAAAAACAAACACCTGGCGCCTTTATGTTCAAAAACCTACTTATACTTATGCAACAATATTGCCAAGGGAAGAAAGATTTCTACCAGGTGGTTGGACATTCAAAAAGAGTTTAAATCACTCTAAACTCTGAATTTTCTTTAACAACAAACCAAGGTGAGCTTTGTATAGAATATGATAATTCTTTTATTAAGTCCTGCTCTTTAATAAGGTCATTAATCTCAGATACATTCATTTCAAAGTTATCATAAATAATTGATTTGAGTCTTGATGCAGGGTAGACAGAGTTAGATATAATATCAACTATTTCAACATCTCCCCTGTAATCCTCCTCAACTGTTAGTTCAATAAAAGTGTAACCAAAATGGTCTTGGACATTATATATGATATGTTCAAGATACAGATAAAGATTCTTTAAATAATTTTTTGAAAATCCATAAGGAAACTCAGAAGTTACAATAGGAGAATTAACCACATTCATGTCAAATTTTGGAAATTGAACATCTCTCTCAAAATGGAATGTTAACTTTCTTTCCTTGAACTTCTTTTCTTCATTAAAAGAAATCATATCTAATGTGCTAACTTTTTGCAGATTTGTGAATGTAAATTCAGAGGAGTATAATGAAATAAATTTGTTTATAATTTCTTTCACGTCAATTATATCTTCTCTCTTTGTGAAACCTCTTACAAGTATTAATGACTCACAATCAGATACGGAAATCATTGTATCGTGCTTTCCATTTTGACTTATTTCTTCCACCATATATTCTGCAAAAAAATTGCAAAGACCCTGTCTTGAGTTTAGTTTGTATCTTCTCATAAGACAATTTTAATTAATAAAATTTGGACTATAAATGGATTTTAGAAATAACTTGTGAAATTGTCATTAATACACTCTTGAACCTTTCTGTAGTCAGGGTAATCATCTAATCTTGGAACTCTTAATTCTTCTTTATCTCCGTAATTAATTAAATCTCTTAACACTCCATCCAAACTACCGAAGTATCCAAGACTACTTTGACTAAATCCTTCATTATCTTTATTATCCGTTAACCACTCAGTTATTATATCATATATACATTTGGTTGCTTTATATCTTCTACCATACATTGTTTTGGTAATTCTTTTACCATCTTTATCCCATGCCTCTTTTTTATATGAATAATCATCAAATTTTCTGTCGTCAATAACATAACCCTCAAGTTCTGACATTATGCTATTATACCATTCATCATTCAAAGCATCTTGATAACACATGCTATATAAACTGTATAGTTCTCTTCTTACATCGTCAAGTTCTTCATTTATAAGATATTTCATTGACTCTTTATCTGAGATTAATCTATTAATTACCGAATCATCAATATTGATTTCCCCCTCAGTTCCTTGTTCCTCAGCAATTTCCTCAAATAAATCTGGTGACCTATATTTTATTGATAGTTTGTCGTAATTTCCAAGTTCTGACCTAACTCTATCATCAACCGTATTTTTATGTTCAGGTTTTAAATTTTCATAAACATCGCCATATTCGTCATCGGTAACATCCCAAGAATTAAATTCATGTTCCCCACTGATAATTGACGCAATTGCGTCTTCGCTAATATCACTTCTATATGTTTTAAAAAAACCTGCCAAATCTGATGCTTCGATATCCAAGTAGTATTCATCACCAATTTTTGTAACATCTGAAAGATACTTGTCGACTAATTTCCATATAAAATTCTTATCATTTTGATAAAACGCATAAAACAAAGAGTTTTGAATATCCTCAAAGGAACTATTAAAAGGGTCTATAAGATTTATTAAATTTCTTTTTTGTAACAGGGAAATAAAGTTATCCAAACCACTCATAAACTTATTTATGAACTCAATATCAAGTTCGCCATCATTAAGTTTTTCAATAATACCCATAAGTTTTTCATCAATTTTTGATGGTTTTTGTTCCTCTTCTTCACGTAAAACTCTAATAATTGTTTCTTTAAGCGTATTCTTTTTCAAATCCATATCAATAAATATTAAAAAAGGGGGAAATAAATCCCCCTTTTTATTTTCAGTTTAATTTGTACGGGGTGAAATTATTTTCCACAACCGCAACCACCACCTTTTTTCATAGTACTATTTTTTGTTAATGGTTTATTACTTATAAATATAAAAAAAAAGGGGAAAATAATCCCCCTTTCTTATTGACTAGTCGGAAATATACAAAAGGGTTATCCTTTTGTTTTTTGTTGGTAGTATTTCTCAATAGTCTGTTGAACAGCTTTTTGAACGTTTTCATTCTGATGTTGTGGAGCCTGTTGACCTTGTGGTTGAACAGGCTGAGTTTGTTGGTTGTTCTTGCAGCTACATCCCATATAACAATCTGTTTTTGAAGTTTATTACTTATAAATATTTTAATTATCCTTTCAAAAGGAAACAGTATATATACTTTTGTATATTTATTAAGAAAATGTTTAAATGAATTTAAGAAGTTCCATAATCAAAATTTTAAGAGAGCAGACTCAAGAAAGTGAGTTTGAATATTCAAATCAAGATGAAATTACAAATTATTTGAAATTAATGTCGGGAAATTTGAACGGACTGGCAAGAATACCAAAGTTCAAAGGTAAAAAAATTATTATTAATGGAAGTCTGGATTTGTCAGATTATCCTGAAACAAAAAATCTTGGACCAATAGTAAAGGTTAATGGTAGATTAGATATTGGTAGTACAGAAATTGAATCAATTGAAGGAGTTGAAGTAACTGGATATGTTAGTGATTACAATTCTAAAATGTATCGGATTAGAAAGGCGAAAGAGAATGCAAGAATACTAGCAATTGCTCAAGGTAGAAGAGAAAGTAATGAATGGGGTGATTTAGAAGATGGATATAGCGCAAAGGCAAATGCTTTATTTGAATATCTAAAACGTAGAGATGACCTTCAGGATAGACCTGAAAATTTACAAGAAAAAATAGATGAATTAGAGGATAGAAAATCACAACTTGAAGAGTCACAATCTCAACTTGATTTTAATAGTGAAGAGTATGATAGATTAGGTACACAAATAGATGCTATTGATTCTGAAATTGAGGAACTTAATGATGGAAAGTTTGGTGATGTTTATGATTTAATTCCTGATGGACGAATGTACGGACTTGCGTCATTCAAATCAAAATTACCTGATTCAGAAGATGAAGAGTATTTCTTGGGAACAAGAGGTGAAGTTGATATTTCTTTTGAAGAATATTGGGAACAATATGTTGATGATGTAGGATTTGATGGTTTAAACAGGTCAATAATTGAAGATAATTTGGACATGGACAAATTAAGAAGCGACATTGAGGATGTATATGAAAATGATGTAAGAGATAATCCTGAAGCATATCTTAGTGATGATGATAAAGAGTTAAGTGGAAGTCAAGAAAATGAGATAAAACAACTTGAACAAGAAAAAAATGAACTTGAATTAAAACTTCACGACTTAGAGCCGGACGATGATGAATATGATGAAGTTACAGATAGAATTGAAGAAATTGAAACTGAAATAGATGAAATTAATGATTCACCTGACGGAGAGTATAAAGAAGAGGCAATTGAAGAAAAAATATTTGATACTGTAGATTACTATGTAAATAATTACAAAGAATATCTAGATAATATGGGTAGTGATATTGACGATTACATTGACAAAGATAGTTTAGTTCAGTATCTTGTAGATAGTGAAGATTACGGACAGATGTCATCATACGATGGTGAGTACGACACAATCAGATTCAATGAAAGAGAATATTATATTTTTAGACATAATTAATGCAAGATGTTGATGTAAATAAAGTTAAGAAAGAAAAGTCACTATTTAAAATGCAACCAGATTGGATTTATAGTGAACCGATTGACCTTGAACATAAACAATATGTTCTTCTTGATTTTTTAAAACACTGCGATAAGAAAATAGATAAGTTTGAAGTATACCCAACATATACTGAACTTTCAATTCATTTAGCCAATTTACAATCAATATCTAGCGAGTTTAAAACATTATACTTTGAAAAAAAACTACAGAATGTTGATGATGAAATTCTTTTGTCGGACCTAAAATTCAAACCAGTTCCAATCATAGATGAGAAAGATTACGATGAGTTCACAGAGATTGTAAAATTCTCAGGTCAAAAAGTTTTAGATTATTTTAATATGATGAAGGCAGTTTGGAATATTGTCTACGATTCAATTAGTTTAAAGGTAATTAAAAATGAAAAAAATGTAGGGGGACTTACAGGGTATTTTTATTGCGACTTCCAAAGTGGAAGAAAGATATGGAAATATCAAATAGAGAAAAAAGATAGGTTAACTATTGATAGTAAAATGAATGTTATAGTTGTAAAATCTACAGAAGTAATTCCTGATAATTTTGTTTTTGACTTGGATATTGATAAAAAATTACCTATATTTGAGTTGAAAGCCGCTTATGATTTTCCACTTGAGTCATCATTACTTCCGGCTTTTAAAAGGAAGATACTTAATTATATAATACAAAAAAACACATTAAAAAATTTAAAAAATCATGGGATTTAATAAAAAAATAGTTGGTAAAGCAGTCATTGAAGAAATAATTTCACATCCAGCAATTATTGAACTATATTTGAGAGCGGACTCGTTAATATTTGAAGATGATGAAACTCAACAAAAATTTGAAGAACTTAGAGATGAATTCCTTAAAACAAATACTCTTATCTAAACTAAGAAGACCAATCCACATATCTTATATATCAAGTTATGTGACTAAATTACCTATGGACGACACTATAAAAATCATTAATGAATTAATTGATGAAAATTTAGTTGAAGAAAGTAAGTACGGTAAAGGTTATTACGTTTTGAAATCAAAAACAGATGAATAGTAAAGTAATAGAATTAGTAGAATCATTCAACGTGCCCAAAAAGTACTGGGACACAATCAACATAAGTGGTGAACAACATACTTTTGAAAGAAGTAAACCGGCACTTTATTTAAAAATGGCAATGCAAATTGCTAAAGAATTAAATTTAAACAGAGTTGTTGAAATTGGTGCAACTAGATTTGCAATAACTGATAAATGTGTTGATTATTTTTTTAATGGAACTGACCCATTTGTTTCCCCACCTTGTTGTAACGATGGGCATGGTGGAATATTTTGGGCTCTGAACGGATTTGAAACCTACTCAGTTGATATTGACGAAAATTGTAAGACTCAGGCAAGGTGGTCCTTTGAAAATATTAAAAAAGACTTTCCTGAAAATTTACATCTTCATATTCCTAAAGATGGTATAAAGTTTCTTGAAGAATTTGACAAAGAGATTGAAATACTTTTTTTAGATGGATGGGACGTGGGAACGGACCAATATCGTGAAAAACATTTAGAAGCATTCTACACCGCAAAGGACAAATTATCTAAAACTCATCTTATATTAATTGATGATACTGATTTTGAAATCGGTGCTGAAGGTAAAGATTATTTACTGTCACCTGAATTATTAAAACTTGGGTATACAATGTTATTTGACGGAAGACAAAAACTTTTTATAAATAATGCAAGTCAATTGGAGGCTAAAGCTACATATGGTGTAAATGAATCCAAGAGCACGCCAATTAACTTGTTACAAAATAAAGAGATGGTAAACCATCCTGACCATTATGGAGGGGTTGAGAATGTATATGAAGTTGTAAAAGTCTGTGAGGCTTGGGGTCTTGATAAAGACGCATACCTATTCAATGTGGTAAAGTATGTTGCAAGAGCCGGTAAAAAAGACACTGACAAGGAACTCCAAGACTTGAAAAAAGCTCTTTGGTATTTAGAAAGACGGATTCAAAATTTAGATAAATAATGGAAACTTTTTTGTTAATTTACCTTTCTTTGGTTATTATTGTTATATCTGTATTTTTTATAGATATGTTTATACCAATTAAACCTAAAGGTAAATTTGGAAAGTGGTGGAAAAGAAATATAATTCAAAGAGAAAATGATTGAAAAATTGTAACTTTCTACACACTAACATATATTTATATGTATGGGAAGTAGAATTGATATTGATGATAATTTAGTTATAGAAAGATATAACAAATTAAAAAATTTAAAAAAAGTTGCCAAAAGTTTTGGTGTGTCTTTAAGACCTATTAAAAGGATATTAAGTAAGAATAATTTAATACTTACAAATCGTAGGTTTAACGTAAATCACTCTTATTTTAGAGTGATTGATTCTGAAGAAAAGGCTTACTGGCTAGGGTTTTTGTTTGCTGACGGATGTGTTAGAAAAACTAAGTCTGGCTCACAGGTAGTTCTTAAATTATCCGAAAAGGATGAAAATCACTTAATTAAATTTAAAAACGGGTTAGACTCCGAACATAAAATATCTTATTTTAAAAATAAAACCAAAACAAAAAAAGGGATTGATTCCTATTCAAATAATTGTGTTATAAGAATTAATAGTAATGAATTAGTAAGTGACCTAATTAAACAAGGTTGTGAACCAAGAAAAACATTTACAATTGATAAACCAAATATTGATGAAAAATATTTTAGACATTTTTTGAGAGGTTTTTATGATGGTGATGGAAATTTTTTTTATAGTGAAGAAACAAAACTTTCTGTGGTAACTATTGTGTGTGCATCTAAAAATTTTAGAAAATTTATCATTGATACTATATCTAAAATACCAAACATTGGTAATATACACGAAGATGAAACAAAATATACTATAAAAATTACTAATATAATTGGTATAATTCAGTTTTTATCTTACATTTATGATGATTCAAAAATTGAATTAACAAGAAAAAAAGAATATTATGAAAGATATAAAGAATATAGAAGAAGTATTGAATCAAGTTATTGTGGGAGATTGCGTGGAAGTTATGTCAAAACTTCCTGAAAAATCAATTCACTTAATATGCACATCACCACCCTACTCAGTTGGTATTAATTATGATGTTTATGATGATACTACAACGATAAATCAGTATTTGGATTTTTCTGAACAATGGCTCGGTCAAGCTTATCGCATATTAAGAGATGACGGTAGAATTTGTGTGAACATCCCTTATGAAATAAATCTTAAAGAAAGAGGAGGTAGAATTTTCATAGTTTCAGAAATATGGAATGTAATGAAAAAAATAGGATACAATTGGTTTGGTATTATTGATTTAGAGGAAGATAGTCCCCACCGTAGTAAAACAACAGCTTGGGGCAGCTGGATGAGTCCAAGTCAACCTTATTTATATAATCCAAAAGAATGTGTTCTAATTGCCTATAAAAATTCACCAAAAAAAGAGGAAAAAGGTCAACCACAATGGAAAGGAGTTCCAACTCAAATAGAACAAGAGGATGGGACATTTAAAACAAAGATTGTTTACCAAGAAGAAGATAAGAGGGATTTCATGGAACTAGTTTTTGGTCAATGGAAATACTTGAATGACT